GAAGACCAAAATTATAAAAGTTAAATCCATTAGTATCCCTCATTGCCACCATTTGCTCGCCGATTTCTTGATCAGTGGTAGGGAATGTTAGAACCCTGGCTGGAATAAATACACCAGGAAATTGCTGGAACGTACAGTACATTCTGTAGTCACCCCGTGTACTACGTTCCGCAGCAAAAGAGCCTAAAATACTCTGTGTAATCGTATATAGCTCGTACCCACGCCTCCACCTAGCCCACAAAGAATCGTGATCGTAAAAACGAATCCTACTTTTTAACTTATTATTTTTAGGTGTAAATTTAAAGGCATTATCATCCATCGTCCACTCAGGGACTTTTTTAAAATCAGCTTTTTCTCCTAAACCTTTTGAAAAGCCGCCGTTAAATCCTGATTTTGATGGGGAATTAAATCCTCCGACACCAAACGGCATGGTTTCTCATCAATAGTAACCAGCTTGAACGTTGACGTAGAACCCGTTCGTCAGTGCAGTAGAACCACTTGCAGCCGCATATAAGGCCTGACCACGCTGCAGCATCAGTCCACGACTCTTGGGGGAGATCGTGCTGTTTGCACTGTTAAAGTTTGCGCCAGCCTGAACAACCGGGTGGTTTACCAGGGGAAGTACACCGTTAAGAGTCAGACTGTAATTTAAATTTTCAAACGTAGCAGGAACGCTTACAACAAACAGCGGGAAAAATTGGTTGATATTGGTAACGGTTCCGGTGTTAACCAGGTAAAAACAAAAATCAACTGGAAGATAGACGCTCACATTTCCGGTGATGGGACCAGAAACAGAAGCGGCCGTAGTACCAGTAAAGGTTGTGGAGGTAACAGAAGTAACTGTAATAATCTCGTCAGCAGGAAGCGTACCAGAGCTGTAGCTGGTGTAATCCAGATATACTTTCTGACCAACCTGTAAATTATGACCACCAGAAATGGTAACAACAACGGTCGTACTATTTGCAGAGTACGTTCCAGCCGTTGCAGACTGAGCATCAATAAACTGAGTGGTCCGCTTTGAATATTGAATCCAAATCTCATCAATATACGCACCACTGATTGACGTATCGGTCAGGGTCGAGTCAACGTCAAATACTTTGGTTGCGTTACCAACTGCAGTCGGTACCAGGCTAGTAGAAAAGGCCTGTCCGGAAGCAACCGTAACCAAGGTCGACGAGGTTGCAGGCCTGTCAACCATCATTGGTTGCTTGTTACTTGAGCTAGAGCTTATACGTCAAAACACCCTGTCTTGTGTTATGATTCGACAGGGGCCTCCGAAAACTAAGTTAATTCTACAATCATGCAACCTGTTGAGATCACCTGTAATTGTGAGATTTGCGGAGCAGAATTTAAAAGAAACAAAAGAGAGCTGATACGTTCTCTTAAGCGATCTGGAAAGCTTATTTGTAAAAATTGTCGAAGTGTCACGCACAATCGAAGTGAAACACCAGAGTACAAGAGCTGGGCTTCCATGAAGTCACGTTGTAATAATCAGAACAGTACGCACTATGCAAGATACGGGGGAAGAGGGATTCAGCACGACCCTCGCTGGGCGGATTTTGAAGAATTTTTGAAAGATATGGGAGAAATGCCGAATCAGAACATGGAACTTGATCGCATTAACAATGATGGAAATTATTGCAAAGAAAATTGTCGCTGGGCCACAAGAAAAGAACAAACCCGAAATCGAGGGGGCAAAAGAGCTACTAGGCTTTATACATTCAACGAAAAAACAATGTGTATTGCTGATTGGGCAAAGGAAATCGGAATCAATCCACAATCCCTGCAAAAACGTTTAAACAAAGGATGGCCTTTGGAATTAGCATTAAGTTCGGAAAAGCGAGATGGTGATTTTTCCAAGCGCGTAATCAAAACGGAACCGGCAAGCAAGGGAAAGACTGTTCGAAACAAGAATAGCAAGTTTATTACAATAGACGGCGTTACAAAAACTTACTCTGAATGGGAAAAAGAAAAAGGCCTCAGCAAAGGCCTCATCTCAAAGCGTCTTCAACAGGGCTGCACAGAATATGATGCAGTAATGACACCGATCAGCAAGCGACATCAGAATATTAGGAAGGAGAATTAACTTCCTTCTTTACAGCTTTTTGCTGTTTTTTAATAAGTAGCCAGCGCTCAAAAAATTTAATTTCAGCCGGGGTATAGGCTTCAGGATTTTTCAGTGCGTTCTTTACCAGCTTCTTCTTTTTTGTCATGGCCACCCCTCCGGTTCTTTTCCTCCATCCTAATACGCGCTTTCTTCACTGCCTCCTTGCGACGCTCTTTGTCATTTCCTTTTGACTCCTCGCCGCCCTCCTGCTTCTTTTTAAAATGAGCCAGGAGCTCCGGGGGCATCTTGTTTTTGGCCATGGAATTAACGTTGCGGTAATTCAGGTGTCCTTAACTCAGGTCCACCAATGTTGGGTAGAGGGAAAGCAGCCGGGGTCCCCGGAGACTGCGTTATATCTAAGTTTAAGATATCCATAGCCATTCTTTGATTTTTTCTTGGTAGGCGACTTCCTACGGCGTAGTAAGCACCTTCCTCACCAACGATGGATTGAAACTTTTCTTCCCCTGTTTTCAAGGGAGTCTCGTACGGGTCTTTTCTTACCCCGATTCCGTACATATAGCCAAGCCTGGATTTTGGATTAACCATTTGAGTTTTTTCTCCTGCTGGCAAGCTCTACTGCACGCCTAGCTTTTTTTGCACGTGGTGTATTGGCAACAAATTGCTTCCCTTCTCTAGATTCGCGTTGTTTCTTTTCGTCTGTTTTTTTGCGTTCTTCTGGTGAAAGTTTTGCCCAGGCAGATTCTGGTAAGTACCGCTCAGTGCTTTTCTTTCCTGGTTCAATCGCTTTGTCTGCAGCCATCAGTCTTGAATGGGTCCACCATGCAGCCAAGCATCACAAGTGCGATCGCCTGCACACTTAAATTTAAATAATTGACAATACCCTAAATTAGCGCGGCATTGAACATCCCACGGATCGGCTGCTTTATTCTCGTTAATACCTTCAATAATGCAACTTAAAATTTTACTGGATTGATCAAATGCAGCGCAATTACAGCAACGAGCTGTCATTACGGTATCTACATCAGTGTTCCAAGTTTTAGCTTTTTTCTCCCAAAAACCTGGATCAGGATAATCAGGATTTAATGGACCATAACCAAAATTTTTAATTGTCCAATCCCTATTTTTGACATTCTCTTTAACATCAACTGTTGCTATTGGGCAGGACTCCCCAATAGCGGAAACAGTTTTATTTAAGATAATCGCAGTTTTGGTGTTCATTTGTCTTTTTTCTCGTACTCCTCGCGTGTCATCCACTTTTGCTCCCCCCACCTAGATAACGACTTTTGACCTTCACTCTTTCCTCCTTTGTATCCACCACCTTTTTCTTTGTACGCTTTTGCCAGCAACTGCGCTTTACGGGCAGACCATTGACCCGGTTTACCTCCTTTGGAGCCGGCCTTAATCCTAGCCTTTAAACGTTCTCTTAATTCAGGCTTTGTATACGCCATACAAATTATTCTGCGGTGAATTCTTGCCGAGGGCTACGGGAGGTACAGGGTCGGAGTGAGAACGAATTACCTCTCGATAATACGCCGGATTGTTTAGCTGAAAGCGAGGTTCTTCAATACCATTGTAAGCCACTACGTGCGGACAGGTCACGTGCTTCTCCGTTCGGCCCATGTTAAATGGATCAGAGAATCCTGCAGTTGTCATGCTGCCATCTCCATATAAATTTCCGTAAGTAACAGGAAACGAGTGTGCGTAACCAGGAACAGCAGCAAATCTCATTATGTTAAATAATTGGGAGTTTGCGAAAATGCTTGAGTCAACATACTAACCGGATCAAAAGCTGACTGGATTCGAGGAGTATCGCCTGTCAACATTTGTTGCATATAATTCGCCAAAAAATCATCTGAAGTTGAAGCCCTTCCCCTCCTGCTCCCAGGTACAAAAATATAAGTATCCCCACTCTTAGTAACAGTTTCCTGTGTGGCAGCAGTTGATGCAGATGGAGCAGTAGAGGCTTTTCCTCCTTTTGTATGGAGAAGTTTTATTTCATATGGCGTACCCTGATCGTCAGTCGTCTTAATCGTCCCATATCCTTTTCCTGGTTCAAACGTGCCAGCCCCTTCCCATGTCAACGGGGTGCCACCACCAATACCATAATCATGTGCTAAGTGGTAGGTAGATGCTCCTGCTGTAGGGGCTTTACGCGCACCAAATCCAGAGGTTATTTGAAATGTTGGCGACCACTGATCACCTTTCTGTTGCCAAAGTGGTTTTTTATCTTTACCAACTTTTAACTTGGTAAGTAAAGAGCGGATTGTGCCGGGGTCAATGTACTTTCCTTCTTTTAAAACACGAACATCAAGATGCGGACCAGTGGTAGGCAGTACGTCTTGCCCGGCTGGAGCCACATATCCAACATCTAAACCGCTCTTCATTTTATTTAACCTTGTAAATAATTTGGAGTCTGGAACATTGCTTTTGTAAGCATGCTGACAGCGTCGATGCTGGCCGGCGCCTTAACACCTCCACCTGCGATTAACCTTTGGGCGTAATCTTCCAAAAAATCAGAAGACGGAGGAACAACATTTTCGTTTCCAAAAATAATAAATGTCCTCCCTCCACGGGCTGCAACGTCAGAACCGGTAGTTGGTACTTCGGCCTGTTCTTTACCCTTTAATGCTTCAGTAAAACTAAATTTATTGGGATCAATAATTTTTTGCACATACCGATTTGTCTCTGCATACTGCTTACTTGCTTCAACAGCACCCGGCCCAGCGTTATACGCCCTGAGCCCCTTTTCATATGCTTCCCTTAACTTGAGTGGATCCTTAACGGTCGAAGGTGCTTTCCCGCCTAGATACGTTTTAATGTATCCAGCCATGTTCTTAGCTGCTGCATGTAAAGCAGCAGTCGGATCATCTGGATTGACTCCCCAACCTTTAGCAGTTGTGGGCATGATTTGTGCGATCCCACGAGCGCCTGAAGGTGATACAGCCTTTGGATTGAACCCAGATTCAGCTTCAATTTGACGTTCAAATACGTCAGGGATAAGCCCGTGTTTTAATGCAGCTTGCCGTGCAATCTCCCGGTAATTGTCAGACATAGTTGCGTTAGCGGAAGTTGGTTGCAAACATAAGGCGAGTGCCAACGGCAGTATCGGCAGGGCCAGGAAGCGCTTGGATAAACTCAGCACCTTCCCGCTCAAACCGATACCGAGCTTGCTCGGGGTTTCGATAATTCGGAACATAAAGATGTAGGGCTAGTCGATCCGTCTCGTATAAATAGATTGCCGTCCAAGTTTTCAGCGTGTCCCTAAAGTCAGAGGTTGCAATCGTACGATCAACGTCACCAGCGATGCTTTCAATACGGTTGCGGGGAGTTGTATTATTATTCACGCTGCCAGTCATGTCAGTGCGTTTTTCAGCTTCGTCGCACCGACCGACCTGTTCGACAATCTTGGAATACCAGAACGAATCTTGGATGTTGTTGACAGCCTCCTCAAGACGCGCTTGGTCACCAGCGGGTACAGAAGTCAGGTTATAACCCAGGTGCCAGCGGACTTTAGATTTGAGGAAGCTATCGAGTTGCATTACCTGAAAAAATGCGTTACAGGTACATCAACCTCTAGATGTACCTAGTAACACACTAGCATGCGCAAATAATCACTCAACTCGAACTAAATTCTCTTTAAAAATTTCATCCCAATCAACACGCTTGATCGACTTAAGTTGCTCAAGTTTTTGGAACTTTTCACCAGGCATCGATGTCTGCAGGTCTTTAATATCCCGTGCGGTTTTAAGTCCCACACCAGGGAGCGCATCTGCAATCTGACGGGCGCTTGCAGCGTTGATATTAATCCGAACATCCACAGGGAATGTTTCACGAGTTGTCGGCTTTGCAGGCTTAACTCCTTCCGCCTCCAACTGCGCAGTCAGTCTTTCCTCAGTGCGGATTTTTTCATTGGTTGCCTCCAAGTGAGGTACCAGGTCTGATTCCTCGATATAGATGACCTCATCTTGTGAATCCAAACACATGAGGATCCCGTCTCCGTGTTTTGAAACCACTTCAACAAGACCACCTGTGGCTTTGTACTGATACAGCATAGTTGCAGTTTTTGTCTTTGCTTAGCTTAACAAAGTAAATCCCTGACTACAAGACATAAAAAAAGGGTCCCGAAGGACCCGTAATTTATGAGAGCTGTGGTCAGCTGTCGGTACCGCCCACCTGGGAAGCAAAGTCAATAAGACCTTGAATCTGGTTCCAAGAGACAGAAGCAGCCGGGCGGAGGTAGTTGACGCGGCACAGAATGTAACCGGCTTTACCTGCGTCGGAATCAGCTTGACTGATAAACACGCCGTCACCGTCAACAGTGGTTGAAGTCACGCCATTCACGTTGAACACCTTGAAGGTGGTATCCGACGTAACCCGATAGAACATCGAGTTGGCAAAGTCAGCCGCCACAATGCCAGCAGTGGTAACGCTGGTGGTGAAGGGCAGACCCCCAACAGTGGCACTGCTCAGACCCTGAGCAAACAGGCTGCTAGTGGCGCTAACAATAGCGCTAGCGCAAGCAAGACCGTTGGCTTGGGTCGAAGGGACACCAAAAGGCGAACCAGCGTTATTCGGACCAAGCAAAAGACCCTCGGTCGAAGTACCACCGATGTCCGCAGTCACAGGCGATGCGGGGAAGCCAGCCAGACCACCGGCAGGAATATCCTGAGCAATGGCGATCGAAGCGCCATAAATATAGGCGGGACGAGCGGAGCTAGCACGCACCACAAGGGAGGTGCGGTTGTCGCGAACACGATCATCAGGGCGACGATCGGGGGAAGGAATGGTGATGTCAAAGCTCTTGAAGGATGCTTTGTCAGCAGCCAGATTGCTGATCTTCACATATCCGATCAGCTCATAAGCTTCAACACCGGGCCAGGCGTAAACGCCTTCGGTGTTATAACCAGAAAGACGATTAATCTGGTTACCGGGATGCAGGATTGCACCTGCTTGTTCTTTGTAAGCAGCCATTGTTAGTTACCTCCTTCCTCAAACGATGGTGAAAGCAGCGGTCACGAAGTCCTTGTTCAGGTTCGCAAAACCGGCGTACAGCTGCCAAATCAGGATGATGAAGCGGCTGAAGTCGTCGTTGTTGTTGATAAGAACTTGAGCATTAGGACCGCCGATGCCGACGCCAACGGCCTGAGGGCCGAAGAACAGAGCGGGAGGGGTACTGTGGGAAACGGCACCAGCACCATCGCCAATGTCGACAGTGATGGACTTATCCGCAAAGTTGGTGGACTCGAAGAAACGCACGCCTTCAAACACGAAGCCAGAGGGCATGATCGGCTCACCAGCCAC